AATATGGCGGTTTGGTGAAGGAGAGTATTCAGCCAGTGGCCCGAAAGATTGTGCCGCCGCCATCAGAGCCAGAGGTGAAGCATGACACCACTGATTAAAGAAATGGTCAAAATGGTGTCTGTTGCTAACCTTGACCCAACGCAGATGCAATGGTTTGACGTAACTGGGTTGTTCAAAAATAATATTGATTGGAATCCAAAAAAACATTTATTACATCCTGCGCCATATAAAAACATGATGCTGTGCGGCAAGACAGAACAAGGCGACTTTATGCTGTCAGTTTTGACAGAGCCAACAGCAACCGTTGTGACGGGCTGGATTATTAAACCAACAGGGTATAAAGTTCTTGGGTCATTTTTGTTTGCTGAAGACAATGGTGAGCCAAAAGTGGGCGAAGTAGACAAACCGATTGACCCCAAAGACCAGCGAATGATGGTCGGCATTGTGGCCATGTTTTACGCATCGCTGGACATGAAAGTGCAAGCGTATGTGCCAACAGCAAAGGACACATTTACAAACCGCCGCAAAATCAAAGAAGGCAAGTTGCCGACATACGACTGGCACACGATTGAAATTGAACCGCCAAAGCAAAAGAACGAATATCAAGGCGGCACACACGCCACACCTCGCAGACACCAAGTCAGAGGATATTGGCGCACATACAAGTCAGGCAAGCGTGGTTGGGTCAAAGAATGCTGGAAAGGTGATGCAACCAAAGGAACTGTATTTAAGGACTATGTTGTAGGAGAGCAAGCATGACTAAAGCAATGAAAGTTGAAGGCCCACTTCATGTGGTTTGCCAATGTGATAAATGCAAGACAGAAAAGCAAGAGCCTGTAGCGTGGATGGATGCTGATGGAAATGTCAGTGATAACAATGACCACAAATGCTTTCCGATTCCCCTTTACACCCACCCACCACAGCGTACAGAGCAAGAGCCTGTGGCGTGGAGAATGCCAAATTGGAGTAACTTACACGGTAAATATGGTTATCGTGATTTTGATGACCCCGTGTGTGATATTGATGGTAAGCCTTCATCAAAAAACGAACCGCTCTACACTTATCCGCCTAAGCGCACATGGGTAGGGCTGACGGATGAGGAGCAACAACAGGCGTATGAGCAATGGCAGAACGATGGTTGGGGTGTTTTTTATAACGCCATTGAAGCCAAACTTAAGGATAAAAATTGCGTTGGCTAATTCTTTTGTCAATGGCGGTGAGCTGGCATCCCCAGCCGCCAACCGTTGCCGAATTGATATATAAAGCTAAACAGAAATCTGTCAGCAAGGTCTGCAACAAACCCCGCAAGACCAAAGCGGTAAAGGAGCTGTGCAAACGATGGGAGAAATAATCATTACCATTTTGGTCATGGCGGTCGGCGCATTTATTGGCATTGGCGGGATTGTCCTGTTGCTTTACATCTTTGCCGATTAAGCAAACATCCTTGTTCCAGTTTTGTCAATGATCAGCGCCATGTTGCGGGGTTCAGCATTTTCAATATTGGGGATTGAAACGTGTGTCCAGCGGTCAAACTCTCTAATCACTTGATCGTAAGCTAAGTCAGATTCAATAATAGCCTTGACAACCTCATCAGGGGTCATGCCTGGCACTCTAAAATCGCAAGCTGTCCCACGCCTATGCTGTGACTTGTCAGACGATCCTACGGCATCATTAACGGCTTTTGACCTAAATGCAGAATTGATAATTATGGGTTTGCCACCCAGCACAACCTTGACCTGCTCCAAAAAGTCAGCCAGCCGGTACAGATTAACCAATTCATCAGCATCAGGCATATTGTCAAACTGGCGGTGGTCTGTATGGATTAACTCTTCAAGAGTAAAGTTTGGCGTAAGGTTCATTTTTGGCCTTTTAAGGTTTCACGGGCTTCGTTATAGAGGGCGACACAGGTTGCAAGTTTTCTAATGGCGGTGTCTCCTTCGCTGGTGAGGGCGATAAGAGCTTTAGAAGTCTCTGAGTCAAGTTCGGCTGTAGTGGTTCTGAGGTCAGCTCCACTGGTAACGCTGGCATCTGAGGCGGCTGGTACGGGGCAGTCGGAGGCTTTGACAGCAATCCGCAACTTGAGCATCCCAGACTCAATATCAGCATTGTGCTTTTGCTGTAAAAGTTTTGCATTTTGATTTGCTTTCTGTAGTTGGATGGCTTGGACGTTGACCGCTGTGGCTAGTGCCTGTTCTTTTTGTCTAGCTTTGACATTCAATGTGGCAATCTCAGCTTGCTGGCGCATGAGTTCATCATTTTCGCCTTTTGAGTATCCAGCCGTAGCCGCACCCAATACAGCAAACATAAAGCCGATCCATATCCACGGGTTAAACAGGTTTAACATCATCTGCTTTCATCATTGCTTCGGTCTTGTCTTTGCTGGATTTGCTTGAACCGTAAAAGAACGAAATAATCGTGGCAACCGCTGTACCCAGCAGGAATCCAAGAATAATGTTGGCAAAGTCTCGACCGCCTTCTGGCAACAAAATAAACGTTACGCAGAAAAAATAAAGCACTGAAGCAACTGCCCAGAACCACGCATAGTAATAAATAAAATGCTTGGCAGTAATGTCGTTAGGGTCTATCTGCATCACGTTTGTCCTTTGCTTCGTTGATCATTCTTTGAATGACTTGTTGCTGGTGTTTGGTCTGCTCTCTAACTTCCAAAATGTCAAAGTACAACATTGCCATCAAAGGTAAAAGCACACCAAACACAGCCACCATTGCAATTAGAGAAATCAAGAACCCCATTTCGCTATCCTCATCTGGCTGATTGCGTAAAACATCAGGTGGAGGTATATAAAAACTATCGCCACCGCCCCGATTATCAGAGCCCTGTCTTGGAGCTGGTTTAGCATTCTTCGCCGTTGCCATGACGCTACCCTTTCCTTGGCCTCTTGCGCTAACCTTTCCTTTTCCTGTTCAGCCTGCAATCTCTCAAACTCATCTTGAAACCTTGACCACACCGCCCCCAGTGCTGGGTCTACGCCGTAAATCAACAATTCCCTCAGTTCAGTGGCTTGGCGCTCCAGCTCCATCTCTTGAAAGATGTTGTCTAGTGCCTGTGCCTTTAATGACTTACCCTTTGGCGGGTTTTTCTTTTGCTCAATTGCTGCGGTTTTGACTTGTTCATGGGCATCAAAGAATTTACCGATGTGACCAGAAATCTCCATTGTGATGGAGGAGACATCCTTAGCGACCGACTTTGCATCCTTGTATAGCGCCACACCTTGCTTGATTGCAGCAATGGCGGCAAGGGCAAGTGTAAAAGGATCAATTTACAGCCCCAATAGCTTTTTGACAAACTCACCGGCAACGCCAGGGCCAAACAAAACGCAAACCATCAGTGCATACAGCAAGTATTCAATCTTGGTCATGCGCTTGTCGCCGTCAGCCAAAGTTTTTTGGATGGACTCATACCGCTGGGCGCAAATGGCCTCATGCACCGCAAAATCTAATTCAAGCTCATCACTCATATCATTGCCGCCTTGATTTCGTCTGTGGTTGTTGCTGCATCAATGGCTGTCTGCATAGCGGCATACTTGTCACGCACCGTTTGTCTTGCTGCTTCTGCCGCTATTGCTTCAGATGGAATGGTTGCCTTGATGTCCAAAGGCGCAAACTCAGCAGACCGAGCTTCTCTGCGTTTGTCGTGAGCAATAGTCTTTGCTTTGGTGATGTTGATGGTAATCATGTTGTGTACTCCCATGCGTTGCGGAATGTGCGGTCTGTTGGAATGTCAGCAACATCGACAATCTTGTAAAGTTTGCCAGCAGGTACGTCCTTAGCTGCAATTTCTTCAATAGTTAAACCGCATTCAGCGGCAGGAATGACAATAGCCACGCCGCCGTCATTGTTTGGGTAAATGATTCTTTGGTTCATGGTTGTCCTTTATCTAAAAACTGAAACATTGACATAGGTTGGGTCAAAAGTTCCGACTGCATAAACGCCGGTATTTATCCTAGCCGCAGAAGTTGTTGGCGCAACATTTGCCCCAGTTGTAGAATTTGTAAATACTGTTGTGGTAATAAAATTACTTGTTCCATTAGATGAACAAGTTGTATTTACAGAATAATTAATATCACTCATTGCAGTTGTAAAGTTGACTGTGTAATCACCAACACCGTTATCAGTAAGACTAGACACGTTACCGCTGCCACGAATAGCCACAGTACCTGTACCATTAAAGTTTACCCAAGCACGACAAGGGTAAATAGGAGCAGTGCCTGACACAGTTGCAAATTGTGCTGAATCTATGTTTGGTGTTGTCAGTGTTGGGCTGGTCAGCGTTTTGTTTGTTAACGTATCTGTTGTAGCTTTACCAACTAAAGTGTCTGTGCTGGTTGGGAGAGTCAAAGTGCCTGTATTAACAATACTTGAAATAACTGGTGCAGTTAATGTTTTATTTGTTAATGTTTGAGCTGATGCAAGATTTGCTAATGTTCCACTTGCCGCTGGCAATGTGTAGTTATATGCACCTGCAACTGTTAATGTTGTTGCAAAATTGCCAGAAATTGTAAGAGTACTTGCAACATTGTTGGCAACTCCTGTACCCCCTTGATCTGGGGCTAATGTTCCCGTAGATACAAAACCTTTGGATGCGTCAGTAAATACTGGCTTGCTGGCTGTTAAAGTTGAAAAAATTGGTTGTGCGCTAAAAGTAGCTACGCCGGTTACCCCCAAAGTTGTGCCAATGGTTGCAGATGTACCAACATTTAGCGCCTTTGCTATACCTACACCACCAGCGGTAAGAATTGAGCCTGTAGTGCTGTTTGTGGAGTCCGTGACTAATGTGGAATTGATACCCGCAGCAAACGGTATACGCGCCGTTGTAGCGGTCTGACCGTCCTTGGTGATAGCCGTGGACAGACCTGTTGCCAAGTCCGCTGTAAGGGCGTTAAAGGCGGTCGAGGATATGACCGTGCCTGCAACTACTGGTTGCCCAGTGGTGTTTATTTGGAATGTACCCGAACCATTGTAACTCACAGTAGCCACCTCCATGAAAAAGGAATATAAAAATAACTCATTGCTGCCCCCCAATTGCGTATGGATTAGATTGTGACCCTAAAAGGGCCGCTAATCTAGCTTGTTTTGCTGTCATAGGTACTGCCTTAGAAACTGCTTGACCACCTTGTGTTAAGGCATTTGCAAGTTGACCATATTTGTATGATGCCTCACCCATTAATCTTGGTGATGACGATGCTACATCTAAAGCCGCCAATGCGGGGCCACCAATTGCATAAGCACCCATGCCCTCAAGTCCTGCTGTAGCCCTTTGGATGCCCCTTGGTGTCCAATCACCCATAGCCTGACCAGCCAAAACGGGCATAATATTTTTGCCGCCAGCCGTTTGAAGTTGTTGAGCTAGATCAAGTCGCTGACCGTAATTTGTGTTTACGTTGTTTCTCATTAATGATTGAAGTTTACGCATTGCGGTGTCAGCAGATGCCTTATTGCCAAGAGACAATGACCGTTCAATCTCTTTGGTTAATTCGCTGGCATCAGTATATTCTTTCATCACCTTTGCGTACTCAGGTGCTTGTTTGCTAATTTCCGATTTAACTGAGTCATACACTTGCTTACCAGCAGAATAAGCTGTTTTTTCTGTTGGATTTAATTTGCCAAAATCTTCCCAAAGACTTTGTTTTAAATTGTCCATGCCCTCTGGCGTATGGTATTCAGCAGGATCAGAATTTTTCCAATCGTTAACTTTGGCTTTCATGTCTTCTAAAACAGAAGCCGCAGTCTTGTCTTTTACTTTGCCTTTAAAATAAGCCATGCTTTCAGCATTTTTTATGGCGTTGTCAATTCCTGTAAAATCAAGCACAGATTTGTCATTCTTAATGTTGACCATGCCAGAACGATAATCTTTTTGCTTGTCCAAATTCATTTGCGTAAGATTTGCTTTGGCATCATCCAACACATTAATTGCAGGCACATCACCGCGCAAATTTTCAATAAACGCAGGATTATTTTCTCGACCAGCTTGCACTGCTTGAGTTATTGGTTCTGTTCCTACGCCTGTTTTTAGACCCAATCCTTGTTTTGTCAATGCGCCAGCAAGGTCATACATTTTGCCGCCAGTTTTAGCTGCAAGATTAATAGGATCAGTTACGCTAGCCGCTGTTCTTAATGCAGGGGCAACTTTAGACACAACAGGCAAACGACTAGCCACACCAGCGCCGCCAGAAAACAATAAAGACAAGTCCCCAGCCGCACCTACAGG